GGCAATGTCTTGCCGCTCTTGCAGACGTTGTTGCTCTAAACGACGAGTAAGCGCATCTGCATCAAAGAATTTATCGCTTGCCGCTGTTGCTTCCGCAGCAGTAGGTGCTTTAAGTGTGGCAATACCTGTAGGCAACTTAGCTTGAGGAGCAGGCGCGGCACCGGGGGGAGCTTTATCCGCCGCAGCTTTATCAGAGGCAACTTTGTTTCTGCCCGCTTTCTCTGTAGCCATCAAAACTTCGTCTGGGTTGACAACGTCTTTGGGAGCGCCCATTGGCTTCTGAACAGGCTGCTTAGTCATCTCAGCTTGGTAAAACGCTTTTTCTTGCTCCGTAGCAATACCCGTGTGGATGCGATAAGCAATCTCACTCAGCGTGGCTTGTTTTTTCTTTTCTCCCAAGTACCCTGAAAGCCGCTCAAACATTGTTTGATTTTCGGGAGAACCCTCTTGCGTAAACGTTTCGCGAGGCGTAACTGCTTGAAAGTTGGGGATGTTGAACATCGGGTTACTGCTTACAACACTGCCGTCGCCGCCAATAGATCTTGGCGTGCCTTGGTAACGAGGAATGTGACCGCCACCAGCCATACGCAATACAGGTTCGCTACGCTGGGCAAAGTTAAACATGCCGCCCATACCGCCTGTGGCCATGCCTTCTTCGTCGTCTTCGTAGCCTGCAATACCGCCATCAGCCATGGTTCTAATGTTAGGCGTGGGGATCTGTGCAATTCCTTGATTCTCTGGAAGCTGTTGCTGAGCCATCATAGGCGCAGGAGCCATACCCGCAATAGACTGATCTGCCACTGTGGGCATCTGTCCGGGATTTCCTTGTGCTGCCGTGCGTAAAGATTTACGGCGGTCTGATTCTGACTTTGCCAACGACAAAATGTAAGGGTTGTTTTTATGCAACATTGCATACTGCTGCAATGCTGAGTCCGGCTGTAAACTAGCCAACGTCTTTGTAATCAGGTTGACGTCAGGTGTGCCAATAGGGGTCTGTTGTGTATAAGCCATGTTTAATCCTGACCCATTTGATAGAGAGTTAATTCAGCCAGACCCGCAGGGCGGCGTTCCAAGTCGCCGGTAGCTCCACCCTTGGCACCAAACAATTTAGCTCCAGTCAATGCAGCACCACCTAGACCAACCGCTTGAGACAGCATGGACGGGGGTGTCTGATACATCGTTGCTGATTGCTGAGTCAATGGCAGGCCGCGCAGGATGTCGGACATGAAGCCCATCTGTTTGTACGGTGCGTTCTGGAAGTTCAGGAAGTCCTGATACTGGTTGTTCAGAATGTTTTGCTGTTGTGCTTGTTGCTGCAAGCCGTACTGGTTCTGCATCTGGTTGATGCCCATGTTCTGCTGATACTGGGTGTTGCCCAAGTTACCCAAAGCATTAGCACCAGTCAAAGCCGTTTGCAAGCCTTGAAGACCCAGCCCGGCACCAAACTGACCTTGTTGTGCATTGAGGTTAGCCGCCGCTTGTGTAGCACCTTGCTCTTGGTTGAACTGCCCCATACCTTGGGTATACGCGGCTTGCAATCCTTGAGCAGCAATATCACCTTGTTGACGAGCTAAATTGTTTCGCGCTTGACTGCGCATGAGCATGTTACCGCTACCACCAAACGCGCCTGAACGGGCGGCTTGCGCATCCTGTATCTGACCTGCAATATCGCCTTGACGACGTGCGTCTGCCTGCTGACGGGCAACAACCTCACCCATATAGGGGGACATGTACTGACTAGCCATGCCAGTACCCGGTGTGTATTTGCCAGTGGTCTGGTCGTAAGAGCCTTGTGTACCGCCAATAAACGACTTGGTTTGGTATGGGTTGTACGTGTAGCTAGTATTTAACGCACCCAAACCAGCGGTACCTGCCATAGCAGTTGCGTCTTTTAACTGGCCGGAACCCTGCATCATCGCCGCATTATCGTAAGACATCTGCTGTAAAGGCGAGAACTGCGCTTGACGATCCCCCATGTACTGCTGATATGGGTTTTGTGAAGGGTCAGTGTAGCTTTGTGCAGCACCCAACAGGTTCTCAACGTACGGCCTAGCGTAGTCAGGGATCGAGGTTTGCGAAATCGTGGAGGAGGATTCTTGTAATGCCATGATCTATTCCTTATGCGGGAAGATATTTGTCAGCGCGGCTATTGGCCGCTACTCTGTTTTTGCCTGTGGTCTTACCCCGTGCACGTTGCACACGATCCATCATGGCGTAAAGCTTCTTAGCGCCTGCATCTGTAGAGCCGTTACCCAACTCAGACACGACACGCGCAGGTATTACAAACTCACCATCGGCAAGGCGTGCGGGTTGTTGCTTGCGTCCAATGGTTGCAGGGATGCTGTCAGACACACCATCACCGGGGCCTTTGAGTAAGCGGCCACCATCTGAGTAAGAACCCAGTGAGCCGAGACCGCCACCGATAGCGTAGCCTGTAGCTCCGCCCATCGCCATATTTTTAGCGCGGTAGTTTAGTTTGCCACGAGAGTAATAACCGCCTTTAGCATCACTATCGCCATCGTCACCGACTGCGCCCATATCCGCCGGGTTTGCCGCTGTCGTAGACCCGGGGCCCCCGGCACCGCCGACACCTCCACCACCCCCACCACCCCCACCGCTATCGCTACTGCCAGCACCGCTATTGTCAGTGAATATACCAGCCGCCATGTCGTCCGCCTTTTTCTTAGCCGCAGCTTTAGAACCTGCGCGGAAGTCAGAGTACACGCTTGACAAGCTTCTTCCTGTAGCGTCAGCAATCTGCTGTGCAGAAAGGTTGTTGCTCATTGCCCAGTCATACAAAGCTTGGCCAGACATTGGGGTATCCGTCAATGCTTTCTTAACATCGTTTAACGACATGCTATATGTGACATTGCCTGCGGCATCGCGTCCGGGGGCTACGTAGTCCGGGTTGGGATCCATCCTACCTGTGGCTTTGTTATAGATGTACGGCAAGTTACCCCTTGCGGGGTAGCCCAGCACCGCTGTAGCATAGTCCTGAGAGAGTTGACCAGCAAAACCGGATTTGGTTGGGTATGTAGCACCGCCTTTACCTGCAAGATAGTTGTACGCCGCCAAAGAATCGCCACTCATGCGGTCTGTAGCATACGTTTTATTAAAGGCATCGAGTGATGTAGGTACGGGAGAGGTGTAACCTAAACTACCACCCCCTGCGGTGTACACATCACGCAAGTTTTTCATACCCGTAAAGCCACCTTCTGGGATACCGGGAATATTAGGACGAGTTGTAACCGTGCCGTTAGGGTTGATTGTGGTTATACCTGCACCACTTACGCCAACAGGAAGCACTGAACTAGTAGCTGTATCAATATTAGTTGGCGTAGTTACAGTACCAGTAGTAGTTTGTGTGGCATTAGTTCCTCCCCACTTACGGCCTTCGTCTTCACCGTAACGTTCAAAGTGCGTGTATGCAATATCATTAACGTCAAATTGAGGATTTGCCTTAAGGTACGCCTTGCCTTCGTCAGAACTTATCCAGCGTGCTACATCAGGATTGTCTTGAATGTATTTTTGGGCAGCGGCGGTTTGGTCGTTGGCTACTTGATATCCATGGATAAGCGGACTTTGAATGTCGTAATCGCTCAATTTGTACTGTGCTTGAGCAGCATCAATCTCGGATTGCGTCATATTGGGGTTACGTGCTAACGCAGTTAATATGTTTTGCTGCATTCCAGCTAGCCCACCAGCCCCGGGCATTTCACTTGCGTGCGACAAGGCGTACCGTGTTGCATCGGAAATCTTTGTGTTAGCGGTCAAGAAAGGGTTTACGTCTGCTTGTGTTAAACCAGAAGCTTTAAGAGCGTCGGTAATGTCCGCTGCTGTTGCAAAAGGCTTGTCTTGGATAAACTTGTCAATCTGTGCACCCACATCAATGTTGTTTGCCGCAGCGTACTGCATACCCGCTGATGGTTTACCGCCATCAGCCAAAGCCACAATACCGCCACTGTTGTAGCCACGATACAGATCAGAGAAGTTGCGTCCACTGGTGTTGTACACACCCGCATCTGTACTAGCAACATCTACAAACTGACGGCCATCCCAACGCTTCTCACGGATTCTGCCGGGAGCCATTGTAGGTGCTTGACTGGGGGTTGTTGTGCCAATATCGCTCAATATCGGTAGTGCGGCAGCGGCAATAGGTTTCCAATTTTGTTTAGCAAAACCCAAAGGATCTGCCATAGCAGACTTAGCGCCAGCGGACATTAGATCAGACGTAGGCATTGCGGCAGAAGTATCTCGTGCAGCTTTGACAGCAGTGTTAACTTGATCGCTGTAGTTGGCCGCACTTCCGCCATAGCCTTCGCCAGTAACTTGAGCTATGTTTTCTACAGACGGAAGAGCACCTTCAGCTGAAAGCGCAGTACGCGTCATAGCGTCTGCCCCAGCACCCATTAAACTCTCACCAATACCAAAGCCACCATACGCACCCAGCCCGGCCATGAGGCCCTTTGACAAGCTACCAGTAGCAATACCAGTGATACCGCCCACAATAGCACTAGCGCCCATAGCAGAACTAACAAGGCCAAAACCTGCTGGGCCAAGCGCAAAACCTGCCAACACTGGCAACAAAGACTTTAAGAAGTTAGCTTCGGGTAAACCCGTATCTGGGTTAATGGTCAGTGACCCGCCATGTTTCATGGCCAAAGCCTGCAACCCGTGCACTTCGCCGGGCGTCATGTGAACAAGCATTGAATCGCCGTCGCGACCCTTGGATGCCATGTGATTGGCTAGTACGTGAAGGCTCATGGTTGCCTCTCAAAATGGGGGTTGGTCGATAATATCATGTTGACGTCTTTATGCGAAGCATTTGGCTACCATCTTGTACACCGTCTTGTGTATCTCTGTAAACATCACCCAGCCGCAAGCTAGCAAAGTCAGCTTCGGTTGGCAGTGTTTCAAGGTTTAGGTTCAGCGTAGAGCCGCCCATATCGCCGGGGTTGTTTAACTGATTAAAGTACAAGCGCAAGACGTTGTTTAATTGGCTGAAGTAACGGCTCTCGTACTCCGCTGGGGCCAGCGGCAGGCTTGGTGGGATTGCGTTTAGTTCAGCCATTAGCGTCTACCATCAGCTCTGATGTCAATACGGGGTGCGCCCAGTTGCCAGCAAGTGTTAATTTGGTTTGAGCTAATCTTAAAGATCATCTGGCGACCGCGCATACGGGTAAATATCTGGCCTGTGAACTGCTCTGTAATGACGTACGTACTACTTTTAGACACGGGCTGTGAAGCCAAGCTTGTTACGCCAGAGCCTGAGTTAGCCAACCCCTGTAAAGTCATAGCCACTGCGGGTAATGCGCCAGCAGGGGTGTTCTCAGCGTTCTCAAAAGTCAAGTCTGGTAAGACACGCCATACAAAACCAAAGTTATGGCCGTCACCAATATCAAACTCAGACGAGCTAATGTAAGCATCAATTGCAACAGCGGTGCCGGTCGTATCATCGTTCAGCCCCGTCTCATGGTTAATCAGATTACCTGTCAGCGTATTAGGGAAATAGTTGGCTGCAATTGGATAAGACTGTAAGCCCGAATCTAACCAAGCCGTGCGAGACATAGTGCCGTAATACCAGATTTTCTCAACGTAGTTGTAGATAACGTACTTGTCGATGGCCGTGCTGTTAGTTGAGCAGTAGAACCACCACACTTCGTTGAAGCCTTCGTTCGTGCCAGAGAACACTTGCAGTGATTGCTCTTGGTTAAGGTCACTAAACACAAAACGGCGCAGGTCACAGTTAAGCGTTTGCACACGGCCATCGTAGGAGTAGAACTTATCTACGCCCATCCAATACACAATACCTGAAGCGACTACAGCCGAGTTAGGACTCATAATTGAGACGTTGTCACCAAGCAGTTGTGGTGCCCATACGAAAGGGGGCCCAAGGTATTGCAAAGAATACACAGCCGAGTCGGTAAACACAACAATTTCTTGACGAGTTTGAACAGTTGTGATGATCTCTGAGCCGTGAGATATACGTATAAACCCTGCTTGGTTTGTAGGATCGGGCGTCCAATTAAAAATATCGTCTTGCGATGACCAGCGAATCAACATGGGGTCAAGTGTGGCCGAACCATAGTCGTTAGCACCAAACGTAATTACAAAACGTGATGTGTCAGAAACAACTATGTTGTTCTGCACTGTCGGCACGTCCACGATCAAAGACACAAACACCCCTGTGCCTGTGGAGGCAGTGTTGACCGCCGCGCCTGCGCCGTCAAGTAATTTAAACGTCAACCCGTTTACTTCAAACACATAGTACGTAGTTGCCGCAGCTATGCCGGTGGGTAGGGATGAAGTAGCCGCAAACTGAAGGGCCGCGCCTTCTGTAAAGAGAATGTTTGATGTTGAAGTCACCACAGTCGGCGAAGCGTTTGTAAACGTTACATTGCCGCCCAAGGAATTAAGCAACACGCCACGGGTATTTACGGTGTCGTTTGCTTCCCAGTAGTAAATAGCGCCTGTGCGGGGGCCATACACTAAATCTTGGCCGTAATTATCTTGGTTCCACAACCGTAAAGCTGACGTTGACTCACGGCCATAACCCCATGTACCTACCGTTGAAGGAGGTGCCTCGGCAGGAGGACTGCCCCAAGCACCAGCACCCCAGCCCACAAGCGGAACAGGAAGGGCCGGGCCAACACCGATCTGGTATGCAGCGGCAACTGTGCCGCCACCGGGCCCCGCTGTAGACGTTGCCTGCGAGGTGGCCGTAATGTTGTACGTGTTTGCGGTCAAAACAGTAACTTGGAACTCACCGTTTAGTGTTAAACCGCCAACGGCAGACGCACCAGTAAATGTTACAAAGTCCCCTGTTAAACACCCGTGCGAGGCATCTGTAACTAAAATTGTTGTTGAGTTTATTGTTGTATTAAAGGGGTTATTGAGTGAGACAGTTTCACGAAGAGGCGTAATGTCGTTGTACGCACCGCCTTGGTTGATATAAAACTTGAGGTTTGTGCCAACACCAATCAGATTATCGCCATTAAGCGTTACCCAATTCCATAATGACCGGCATACGCCTTGGAACATAGCCGCAGACAGTGGTTGCCAGCCACCAATAACTTCTGGATTACCCTGACGGAAACGAATTTTGTCGGCCTCGTACCAACCACCCTCGGTGGTGTAGCGGGTGTTCTCTTTATTGACGCCCGGCTTGAACAGTATTTTTTGTAATGGCATCGGCAGTCCTAGGATAGAAACAAGGCACGCTCGTCGATGCGACGCTTTTGCAGCCCTTTGAGAATTTTACCCCCGCCCATGCAATACTTCAAGAGTTCTTCAGCAGCGCCCTCTTTATCGCCCCGTAACAGCTTTTGACGAAGCGTTGAACGTTGGAGAGTTCCAAGCCCGACATTAAAAGAAAAACTAACAAGGCCATCAAACATACCTTGTGTAAGATAGACAGGACAGTAAGTGTGCACCCCACGCTCGAAGCGCTGCAAATCGGCTCTAAGAATTCCATCGACTTCCTCCATACTGTATTTACGCATAGCCTCTGGCGGTGGCACAAAGGCATCCCGCTGGTCTATTTTGAGATTGCCCTGCTCTGGAAACATAAGATGCCCAACGCCCACTGTCCACAACTTTGCTGGACATTTATACGGATTTTGCCTGACCCCCTCATGGTGGCGGATCATGTGCAGGCACTTGTCAGAGATGTTCATTTACCAAACGCCCGACCACCAAAGTGGAAAGCAATGATAGAAGCAAACAGGGCTTGGGTGTCAGAGTCCCACAACATCTCGGCTAACTCTACGAACGTAGCACCACTGTGCCAGCCGTAGGCAAACAGGCCAACATCAACAAACAGGAGCAGGAAGAAGAAACCATAGGTGATGACTGGGCGAACGCTGGCTCTCAGGTTCTTCATCCAAGGGCTTGTACCCTCGTTTAAACTTGTGTCGTGGGCATAGATTGCCCGCAATTCGGCTTGCTGTGCGCCAATTAAAACTTGCTCAGTGTTAGCTGCGCTTTCGGTTGCCAACTGCTCTGACCGGATATTCTCAATGCGCTCCTGCGCTTCAAACCCTGCTTTACGTAGTTCTAACTCACGCTCAATCTGTAGCCGAGCCAGTGCCAATTCATGCAGTTTGTCAGCTTTGTCTTGGAAGAAGTCCAACAGCTTGGGCAAGCCGCCCATTAGGAATGAAATCAAGGTTGAGAGAAGAGTTAGCATTTACTGTCCTTTTTAGAGTCATCATTTTGCATGAGTTTGATACCAGACAGGAATCCAATCATGCCGCCTATAAGAGTAGAAAAAGCGGGTGAAATCATTTTGAAAATCTCTGCGTTGTCCACTTCCTTGGCCCACAGACCCAACATAAAGCTGATTACCATTGCCAATACGGAAATACATAGGGTTGTGCTTACCATGAGCGTGACGTACAGCGTCAGCTTGTCCCTTGTGTCCGGTGATGGCTTCTTGACCGGTCTGGGTGGTGGTTTTCTGGTCATACAAGTTTGTCAATCTCGCGTTTAAGGTTTGTGATGTCAATGTTTACCGTTATCTGCCGCATCCTATATTCATAAATCTCATATTCATACTGGTGAAACTTCTTCACCTGCTGGTCAATCTGTACCTGCACAGCCCTCTCAGCGTCTAAGCGTTCTACCCGTTTGGCAAACACCTCTGACTGCATTGGCGGGTTTGGCTGCACTACCGGATACCACTTGTCGTAGCTGATCTTCATTTCTTCTCTCGCTCAAGCGCATCTTTGTATCCATGAATAACTTTAGTTCTGAGTTCTGCTGAATCTGCTGTACCCGCCCACTCGGACAGGTTGTTCCAAATAACGGTGAAATCTTGACTTCGGCAAAACTTTGCATTGTTTGTTAGCCACATTGACATTTGTTGATGACGTTCTGAGGGATTGTGGACTGTCCAAGCAATTGACCAAAACTCGCGCACATGGCATCCGTTCTTGGCTGTGGCTCCAACTAGCCCCAATAACAGTAACAGTATGAGCCAACGCATTTATCACACCAAACTCCATGCAATCATGTACGTGCCAAAGATGACGAAGGCCACTATACAGGCCGCCGCAATAATTGCTTCAGCCCAGTCCCGCATGATTATGCCTCTACCGCCAACAGTTGGTCAAAGCGTTCTTTGTCGCACTTATAACCAAACATCCACAAAATACGGGGCGTCTGACCTTCAACTTTGGTAACGTAATGCAGCACGTTGGAGGGTAAATAACAGTGCAACTCACCAACTTCAATGTCTGTGTATTCTTCGTCAATGTAAAGTCTAGCCCCGCCATCGGCTCTCTGTGTCATGATATTGCACCGCAGAACGTGTTTTGAGCCTTCCATTGGGTCACGGTGTTCGTAAACATCGCCTTCGGGAAAGGTACAGGAAACGACCACACCATCTCGCCCCCCGCCAATTTCACTTTTTTTCAAATCATGCAGGTCTAGAGATTCTGTTATCTGTCCAAATACATCGTGGACAATTTGAGGGTATTCAAACCGACCACCATAAGCCCTAGTGGTCAGTCGATCTTTATAGCACCAGCCAGAACCTCTAGATATTCCAAAATCCAACCATTTACGTTCAACAGCTTTTTCTACCCACGCATTCAATTCATCGCATTGCGCCTGTGTTATAAATTGTTTTTTGCGCAACACCGTCTGGCTCATTAAAAACCTCTGTCTTTAAGCAATTGTATGCCTTCAACTGTTACTGGGTTTCCATAAAAAAGTTCTCTTGCTTTAGCTTCTGTAATCTCTTGAGGGGCTACATCATCTACGCCATCACCATCACGAACAGCATGGATGCAACACAACAAACTAAAGTCTGTCAGGCTGGTAAACTCATGTGTGATCCCTTTGGGCGTAACAATAAGGCAAGGCGCTGTATGCGTAGCTTCACCATTGTCATGCTTCATTAAAACACTGCCAACAGATAGCAGTGTAATGTGGTCAAACACATGGGCATGACCTTGTACTTTATCGCCCACTTTAGAAAGTGGGATCATTTTGACAAACACATTGTCAACAAAACGTATGTCACCAGTCATTTCACGGGGGGCTTTTTCAACAATGTTAAGCACGGATAACTCCGATTTCCGTTACACGACCATCTGGTGATACAGGCCAAGTGATATTGAATGGGTCAGGTTGCGTAGTGATGTCCCGAAGTGCTTGGCGATACGCTGCCCACTCAACACGTTTTTCAGCCGTTATGGGAGCGTCTGCCACCTGAGTAAAATCTGAGTTAATTAACATGGATGTTCTATCTATACGAACCATTTGCCACTTATCCCTAGTAGCTTGTGCCAAATCATTGCCTGTTTTTAAAGTCACAGTCCAACGATACCGAGCAATATTTTCAGGATCAAGGTACACCTCATGTCTCGCGTAAGCATTGATATCTATTGCTGGCTGTGGCGTAGGTTCTAAATCGTACCAACCTTGTGCGTTGTATTCGGCTTTAGGCACACTTAGAAAGTCGTCACGGTGTCCCGTGTTACACCAAACACCATCAACTTGTTGAATATACAGTTTCATATTATTTCCTTATTTGAAATTTTTACTAGCGCCGAGCACTGTTTGCAAATAATTTGTCCAACCCACGCCACCGTCAGAACTAAAAAAACAGAAATTTGCAATAGAAAATCCGCCTTTAGGTTCAGCATACTGAGCTATCCCCGAGCATATAAGTTTGCCCGTGGCATCTTCTGACACACTTACACAGAAAACACTGGAAGCCTGCCCGTTGTTAAAGCTACCTATAAAGCTTAAAGACTGCGGGGAACCACTTGTGGCAGTTAGGATATTTACATTGTTAGATAGAACAGCGGCAATAATGTACTTATTGTTTATGGGGAACCAAAGCCACGGAGACTTGGTGGATTGTCCAAAATAGGCATCGGAAACAGTGCCATAGCTGGTGTAAGTGGATAGGTCGGAGGAAGTGTATTTTCTAAGGTCAAAATTTGAGCCGCCAGTGTTAATTGGTATTAGTGGGTAGCCGTCATCAGAAATACCCGGCCTGTAATGACTCGGTGTGCCAAGAGTTACGTTAGTGCCTGTAGCTGGGCTTGCCGCGTCAATGTAGCGGTATGTGTTTGCACTGTTAGTAAACGCATTGACATAAAAATAGTTAAATGCTGGAGAATAAGTGACGTTTGAAATAGTCTGTGCGGATGCCCCAATTACAAAAGAAGTTGAACCTATAATATTACCTGTCTTTGTAATAGTAATAGGCGCGCATCCAATATCACTAGTTTTACCAAAAGGGCCTAAAGCAATAGTAAACGCTCTTTTTGATGTAGTGCTGTATGCAATACAGCCGTTTACGCCCGGGGGGAAATACTTTTGTGTTCCACTACCTGTTAGTTGAGCCCAAGTAACGCCGTTATCTAGTGAATAATTTCCTGTGGTACAAATAAACCCACCGTCAGCAACAATACCAATAACGCCGTTTAAAGTCCCAGAACTAGGTTGCGTAGCAAGAGGTAAAAAAGGCCCGGGAGGGGCAGTGCCAAAGGAAGCGGCCTGTGTTACGGCATTCCTATTATTACTTGTCATCCCTACATAGGCGTACCCAGCAATCTCACTGCTACGCATAAAACCAAAAACACCTTGTATTCCGCTCATGTCAGTCCACTCCCTGAAATAATCCAAGTTGTTGAAGTCATTTTTACGGCTGTTGCTGTGCCGTATTGAGCCAAAGAACGAGAGCCAGTTGTACCAGCACTTGATAAGTACATTGTGTCAGTAGTGATTGCAATTGTCACGACTTGGGAGGTCATGTTAATAAAACTGATTGCTGTGCCAATTGGGTAAGCTACAGAACTGTTTGCAGGGATCGTGTATGTCCTTACGTTGGCATCACTAGAGGGGTGAAATATGGCTTTGCCTGAATCTGCCAAAACCAATGTATACGCCGCCGACTGGCTGTTAATTGGAATATTTCTAAATCCTACTGCGTCTGTTCCATCAACTGTGCAGTTGCTTAAAGTACCGCTTGTTGGCGTCCCAAGTAAAGGTGTGGTAAGCGTTGGAGAGGTTGCAAATACCAAAGCCCCCGTGCCCGTTTCACCTGTAACTGCGGAGGCTAAGTTTGCAGAAGAAGGCGTGCCAAGGAATGTAGCAACACCTGCGCCGAGAGATGTTATACCTGTGCCGCCGTTGGCAACAGCCAAAGTACCCGCCAATGTGATTGTTCCAGACGTGGAAATTGGGCCACCAGACGTGGTCAAACCTGTAGTTCCCCCGGATACGTCTACGCTTGTAACTGTGCCACCCGTGCCTGTAGCGTTAATTGTTTGATTAGGCCAAGTACCTGTAATAGTTACGCCAGTACCTTGAACAAGTGCAGGGGTAGCAGTCGCCGTACCGCCGTTGGCTACGGGAAGAATACCTGTTACGTTTGTTGCCGCATTTACAAACGTAGTTGAAGTTGAGCCTGTACCGCCAGAAGCAATAGGAAGTGCCGCGCCAAGGGTTAAAGCGGCGAAGTAGTTTTGGGCAACGATGATGTCTGTACCATTGCTAACTAAGGCCATCTTTGCTGCGGCTGGGATTGATACTCCGGTCTGGCCTGTGACTCTAAACGTAATGGCAGACGCGGTGTTGTTAAAAACAAAGTACATCTTTGTTTTAGTTGTAGGGACGTTGACTGTGCCCCCGCCTGTTCCATTAAGTTGGATATAGATACTACGGGCTACTCCGGTTGTGCCATCAGGAATGGTTAGCGTGTCGGAGCCTCCCGTGGCGGAATATGCCTGATACCCCAAGGCTTCGTCCACCATGTTGGTGATGCCGGTATTAACCGCTGTTCCCCACGTACCCGATAACTCACCTTGAACGGGTAAAGTTAAAGCCAAATTTGTACTGTATGACGATGCCATTTAAATGCTCCTAAGTCGTTGCAACGGCAGTCCAGCCAGCCGTTTGCGTGTTACCGATATTTTGCCAGTTTGCGGTCTGTGTGTCATCAATTATTTCCCAGAAAGGTTGTCCGCTTACTGTGTCTGTGCCCGTAGCCAACTCGTTAATAGACGCAATAAACGCCGCCGCTGCCACCAATGTATCTGCACTTACTGCATTTTCAGTAATTGTGCCTTTAAATCCTACTTGTGCCGTAATTACATCTGACCCCGTAGCGGTTTCTGTAATTGCTGCATTAATTACAACTATCGCCGTTACTGCATCTGTGCCTGTCGCCGTTTCTTGTATATCTCCAAAATATACAAGATTTCCGATTATGTTATCTGTTCCGGTTGCTGTCTCGGCCACCGCACTTGCAAACCCTGCGTTAGCCAAAATAACATCTGCGCCCGTTGCAGTTTCACTTGCTGCGGGACTTAAAACCCGTGTAGCAGTTACAGAATCTGTGCCCGTAGCTGTTTCTATTATTGCAGAAACAAACGCTATACCCGCTGTTACAACATCTGTGCCCGTTGCCGTTTCGCTGACTGTTGGATTAAGCGTTAAAGTAGAATCCACCGCATCAGTAGCGGTGGCTAACTCACCCTCTCCACCCCACGAATTACTACCCCAACCGTTTTGTCCCCAAGCCGTTCCAGCAATTGTCGCTGAATAAACTTCCCCGCCTACTGCTGCATCTGTGCCCATAGCAGTCTCGGTAATTACCGCATCTACAGCTATAACCGAAGAAATTGCGTCTGTCCCTGTGCTTGCCTCTGTTACTGTTGTAACATACAACGGCCCCGCTTCGATAGCGTCTGTTCCTGTTGACGTTTCCGTTATCGTTGAGGTAAATACTTTTCCTGCTGCAATTTCATCCGATCCAGTAGCTGTCTCGCTGACAGAAACTCCAACACCGTTTGACCCCGTTATAACGTCTATTCCTGTAGATAACTCTGAAACAGATGCTACATAAGTGGGTACAGAACTAATCGCATCTGTACCTGTAGCTGTCTCGCTGACAGAAACTCCAACACC